ATGCCGATATCCCGGATGACCCCGAAGAGCTTCAAGCCGCTCTTGTCGCCCGCTTCACTCGCTTCGCTGAGCTGCTCGAACTCAAGCGCCTCGCTGATGAGGGCGATCGCGACGGCGGTGGTGGGGCTGGAGAGGGAAGACCAACAGCGCCTGCTTAGCGCCGTCCTGGCCGAGCCGCTGGTTCATCAGAGGTCGCCTGACTACAAGCCCTGGACCACCTGGCTGATGCTGGGCGGACGCGGTGCCGGCAAGACCTTCGCGGGCGCGCGCTGGATCACCTGGAACGCCCTGACCTATCCGAGCCTGGCCTTGATCGGCCCCACCCTGCACGACGTGCGCGAGGTGATGATCGAGGGTCCGTCGGGCCTCAAGGCGATGGGCGGACCGCTGTTCCGCCCCCGCTGGGAAGCCTCGCGCCGGCGGCTGGTCTGGCCCAACGGCGCGACCGCCTACGCCTTCTCGGCCGAGGATCCCGACAGCCTGCGCGGGCCGCAATTCCACGCCGCCTGGGCCGACGAGTTCTGCGCCTGGCCCAAGCCGTCCGAGACCCTGGCCATGCTGCGCTTCGGCCTGCGGCTGGGTCAGGACCCGCGCCTGGCCGTCACCTCGACGCCCCGGCCGATCCGCGCGCTGAAGGCCCTGATGGCCGAGTCCGGCGTCCACGTGACCCGCGCCGGCACCGCCGCCAATGCCGGCAACCTGGCGCCCGCCTTCCTGCGGACCCTGGAGAGCCTCTATGGCGGCACCCGCCTGGCCGCCCAGGAGCTGGACGGGGTCATCGTCGAGACCGACGGCGGCCTGTTCCGCGCCGAGGACCTGGCAAGGTGCCGGGCCGCCAAGCCGGCGCGGTTCGACCGCGTGGTGGTGGCGGTGGACCCGCCGGCCACCGCCACCGGCGACGCCTGCGGCATCGTGGTCGTGGGCCGGCGTGACGACCGCGCCTTCGTCCTGGCCGACGAGACCGCCCGGGGATTGTCCCCCGCCGGTTGGGCCAGGAAGGCCGTGGCCGCCGCTCGCGCCTGGGCCGCCGACGCCCTGGTGGCCGAGGCCAACCAGGGCGGCGACATGGTCCGCTCGGTCCTGGCCCAGGCCGACCCGCCGTGCCGCGTGAAACTGGTCCGCGCCTCGATCGGCAAACGGGCCCGGGCCGAGCCGGTGGCGGCGCTGTACGAGCAAGGCCGGGTGCTCCACTGCGGCGCCTTCGTGGCGTTGGAGGAGGAGTTGATGGCCCTGGGCTCGGGGGACCTGGAGCACAGTCCGGACCGGGCGGATGCGCTGGTCTGGGCGGTGAGTGAGCTGATGCTGGGGGGTAGGGGGACGCCGAGGTTGCGGAGCCTCTAACCGCCGCGAGGCCCCCACCTGACCCGCTGCGCGGGTCGTCCGCCCCCGAAGGGGGCGGAAGGTGATCCTTCTTCCCCCTCCGGGGGAGGAGGATGCGCAGCATCCGGAGGGGGCAAGTGAGCCACATGCTCTCGGATCGTCGACAGCGTGTCGTCAACCGACCGCATCACCTCGTGCGCCGGTATTCGAAGCGTTCGGATGCCAATCGCGATCAACCATTGATCGCGAACCACATCCCGCCGAGGGCGTGATCCGACGCAGTGCGCGTAACCATCCACCTCCACGGCCAACCTTAGCGCCGAGCAATAGAAGTCGAGCACATAAGGCCCCATTGGGTGCTGTCTTCGGAACTTTAGCCCGTCCAGGCCACCGCGTCTGAGGCCGTGCCAGAGGTTTATCTCCGGCTTGGACATTTCCTTCCTGAGACGTCGCGCATTGGCGACGGTCGTCTTGGGCGCGGGCATCGCGAACTCCCTGACTTGCCCCCTCCGGGCCTGCGGCCCTCCTCCCCCGGAGGGGGAAGAAGGGAATAGCCGCCACTATAGATTGTTCTCATTTTGTTCTCAATCATCGGGAGCGCCCATGCCCCTCTTCAAACCCCGCCCGCCGGAGGTCAAAGACTCCCGCGCCGCGCGTCTCATCGCCCTGACCACGGGCGGCCGGCCGCAGTGGACGCCGCGCGACTACGCGGCCCTGGCCAGCGAAGGGTTCGCCAAGAATCCCGTCGCCTATCGCTGCGTGCGGATGATCGCCGAGGCCGCCGCGTCGACGCCGTTGGCGGTGTTCGTCGATGGCCGCCGCGCCGACGACCATCCGCTGAAGCGCCTGCTGGACCGGCCCAATCCCGAACAGGGCGGACCCGACCTGATGGAGGCGTTCTTCGGGAGCCTACAGGCAGCCGGCAACGCCTATCTGGAGGCGGCGGGCGACGCCGCCCCGTCGGAGCTCTACGCCCTGCGCCCCGACCGGATGACCGTGGTCCCCGGCCCGCGCGGCTGGCCGCTGGCCTATGACTACCAGGCGGCCGGACGCACGGTCCGCATCGCCCGCGACGCCGACGGCTGGCTGCCGGTGCTGCACCTGAAGCTGTTCAACCCGACCAACGACCACTACGGCTTCTCGCCGTTGGAGGCCGCGGCGTTCGCGATCGACGTGCACAACGCCTCCAGCGCCTGGAACAAGGCGCTGCTGGACAACTCCGCGCGGCCCTCGGGGGCCCTGGTCTATTCCAGCAAGGACGCCGGCGACCGCCTGACCGACGAGCAGTTCGACCGGCTGAAGACCGAGCTGGCCACCGCCCAGTCGGGGACCGCCAACGCCGGCCGGCCGCTGCTGCTGGAGGGCGGCCTCGACTGGCGGGCCATGTCGCTGACCCCGGCCGAGATGGACTTCACCGAGGGCAAGCACGCCGCCGCCCGCGAGATCGCCCTTGCGTTCGGCGTCCCGCCGCAGCTGCTGGGGATCCCCGGCGACAACACCTACGCCAACTATCGCGAGGCCAACGCCGCCTTCTGGCGCGGGACGGTGGTCCCGCTGGCCGAGCGGGCGGCGCGGGCCCTGACGGGCTGGCTGGCCGCCAAGTTCCCCGGCGCGCGCATCGCCCCTGACCTCGACGCCGTCCCGGCCCTGTCGGCCGAGCGCGACGCCCTGTGGAGCCGGCTGCAGGCGGCGTCCTTTCTCACCGACGCCGAGCGCCGGCGGCTGGCGGGGCTGGAACACTAATCGGCCACCGCCGCGGGCCCCCACCTGACCTGCTGCGCAGGTCGTCCGCCCCCGGAGGGGGCAGAAGGGGAGAACCTTCTTCCCCCTCCGGGGGAGGAGCGCCGCAGGCGCGGAGGGGGCAAGTATCGAAAGGATCCCCATGACCATTCCCACCCGCTGGCGGCTGGACCGCCAGGTCTCGGCCGCCGTGCTGGTCGCCGTGGCGCTGCAAGCCGCCGCCGCCCTGCTGTGGGCCGGCAAGGCCACGGCGCGGATCGACGAGGTCCAGCGCCGGCTCGAGGCCCAGGCCCCGGTCGCCGAGCGGCTGGCGCGGCTGGAGGCGCAGGCCGACGCCAGCCGCCAGAGCCTGGCTCGCATCGAAGCCCGACTGGAGCGCGCCGATGACCGCTAGAAACGAAGACGAGCTGAAGATCGAAGGCTACGCCTCGCTGTTCTGGACCCGCGACCTCAATGACGACGTCACCGCCGCCGGGGCCTTCGCCGACAGCCTGGCGGCCGGCGCGCCGGTCAAGATGCTGCACCAGCACGACGAGGCCGAGCCGGTCGGGGTCTGGGACGCGGTGACCGAAGACGCCAAGGGCCTGTTCGTCCGAGGCCGGATCCTGCGGGTCACGCCGCGCGGCCGCCTGGTCGCGGCGCTGGTCGAGGCCGGGGCCCTGGACGGCCTGTCGATCGGCTTTCGCCAGGTCAAGGCGCGCACGAAGGACCGCCTGCGGGTGCTGTCCCGCGTCGACCTCTGGGAGGTGTCGATCGTGACCTTCCCGATGCTGCCGGGCGCGCGGCTCATCAGATCCTCCCCCTAGCGGGGGAGGTGGCCCGAAGGGCCGGAGGGGGAAGTCCGGCCGCCCCTCCGCTTCCCCCTCCGTCGTCCCTTCGGGCCGACACCTCCCCCGCTAGGGGGAGGATTTCTTTCGCCTATCCCAAACCGGAGATCCCCATGAAGGAAACCAAACACGCGGCCTCGCCCGAGGCCCGCGCGGCGCTGGCGGACGTGCTCACCGCGTTCGAGAGCTTCAAGGCCGCCAACGACACGCGGCTGGCCGCCATCGAGACCAAGCGGGCCGACGTCCTGCTGGAGGAGAAGGTCGGCCGCATCGACGAGGCGGTCGGCCGCGCCCAGGACCGCCTGGACCGGCTGATGGCCGACCTGCGTAGACCTGGTCTTGGCGGTGACGCGCCGCTGGCGCGGGTGGACGAGCGCAAGGCAGCTTTCGACCACTATGTGAAGACCGGCGAGACGGCGGCCAGCCTGCTGGAGGCCAAGGGTCTTTCGGAAGGAACCGCCACGGCCGGCGGCTATGTCGCTCCGCCCGAGCTGGAGCGGCTGATCCTGCGTCGCCTGGCGGCCACCAGCCCGATGCGCGAGATCTGCCAGGTCCGCACCATCGGCTCGGGCAGCTTCCGCAAGCCGGTGTCGCCGACCGGCCTGGCCGCCGCCTGGGTGGCCGAGACCGCCGCCCGGCCCGAGACGACCGCGCCCACCCTGGACGTGATCGACTTCCCGGCCGGCGAGCTCTACGCCAGCCCGGCCGCCACCCAGGCCCTGCTGGACGACGCCTATGTCAGCATCGACGAGTGGCTGGCCGAGGAGGTGCAGGACGCCTTCGCCGCCCAGGAGACCTCGGCCTTCGTGACCGGCGACGGGGTCAACAAGCCCAAGGGCCTGCTGGCCTACACCGCCGCGCCGGACGCCTCGTACGCGTGGGGCCAGGTCGGCTATCTGGCCACCGGCGTGGCGGGCGGCTGGCCGGCGACCAACCCGACCGACAAGCTGATCGACCTGATCTACGCGGCCAAGACCCAGTACCGCCAGAACGGCCGCTTCGTGATGAACCGCCGCTCGGTCAGCGCCGTGCGCAAGTTCAAGGACGCACAGGGCAACTACATCTGGAACGCGGCTCTGCAGCCGGGCCAGTCGGCGTCCTTGCTGGGCTTCCCGGTCACCGAGATCGAGGCCATGCCCGACGTGGCGGCCAACACCTGCCCGGTGGCGTTCGGCGACTTCGAGAAGGGCTACCTGATCGTCGACCGCGCCGGGGTGCGGGTGCTGCGCGACCCGTACTCGGCCAAGCCGCACGTGCTGTTCTACACCACCAAGCGCGTCGGCGGCGGCGTGCAGAACTTCGACGCCGTGAAGCTGCTGAAGTTCGCGGCGAGCTAGACGTCTAGCCCGGTCACTTGCCCCCACCTGACCGCTTCGCGGTCGTCCGCCCCCGGGAGGGGGCGGAAGGTTCGCACTGACGCCCTTCTTCCCCCTCCGGGGGAGGAGCGCGAAGCGCGGAGGGGGCAAGTGACCCCATTCCTGGAAATTCCCCATGCCCCAATCCCTGACCCTGGCCGAGGCCCGGGCGTTCCTGCGCGCGCCCGACACCTCGGAAGACGCGGTCCTGACGATCCTGATCGACGCCGCCGAGGCTCGCGTCTCGCGCGCCGCCGGCGTCGCCCTGGCCCCGACCAGCCCGGCCCCGCTGCGGCTGTCGGTCCTGACCCTGGTCGCCCACGCCTATGAGCATCGCGATGCGGGCGAGCCCTCGCTGTCCCTCGTCGAGCCGTGGCTGACCCCCTACCGAAAGGCCCGGCTGTGACCGACAAGCCCCTGATCGACGCCCTCGTAGCGACCCTGAAGGCCGCGCCCGCCGTCACCGCCCTGACCGGCCAGCGGATCCACGCCATGGCCCCGCGCCTGCCGACCTATCCCTGCGTCGTCGTCAGCCGCTCCGAAGGTCGCCCGGTCGGCGGCGTTGACGGCGAGGGGATCGAGCACCTGCTGACCCTGACCTGCGCCAGCCGGTTCGGCGGTCCCGAGGAGGCGCGCGCCCTGGTCGCCGCCGTCCGCGCGGCCTTGCACGACGCTCGGCCCGCGCTGGCCGGCCGGCGTCTGGTCAACCTCCGCGTCCCCTATGCCGACGTCTTCGCCGGCGCCGACCGCGAAACCACCCTCGGCATCGTCCGCGTGCGGGCGGTGACCGAAGCCCCCTAGAATTGGAGAACCGCCCATGGCCGCCCAAGCCGGCAAGGATATCCTGCTGAAGATCAGCGACGGGGCCTCCAGCTTCGTCACCGTCGCGGGCCTGCGCGCCCGCACCATCAGCCTGAACGCCAAGACCATCGACGCCACCGACAGCGACAGCGCCGGCCGCTGGCGCGAGCTGCTGGCCGGGGCAGGGGTGCGCTCGGTGGCCGTGTCGGGCTCGGGCGTGTTCCGCGACGCCGCCTCCGACGCCCAGGTGCGCCAGAGCTTCTTCGACCAGTCGGCCCGGACCTGGCGGCTGATCGTCCCGGACTTCGGCCAACTGGAAGGGGCGTTCATTGTCGCGGCGCTGGAATACGCCGGCGAGCACGACGGCGAGGCGGCGTTCGCGCTGAGCTTGGCGTCGGCCGGGGCGGTGACGTTCACGGCGATCTAGCCCGGTCACTTGCCCCCACCTGACCTGCTGCGCAGGTCGTCCGCCCCCGGAGGGGGCGGAAGGGTCCGCGCGTCCCTTCTTCCCCCTCCGGGGGAGGAGGGCCGCAGGCCCGGAGGGGGCAAGTCGCAGAAGGAACCCAAAATGCTCCCTCCCAACCCCGCCCGCGGCGAGGTCGTCGTCGCCCTGGCTGGCGCGCCGCGTCGGCTGTGCCTGACGCTCGGCGCCCTGGCCCGGATCGAGGCCGCCCTGGGCCTGTCCGACTGGTCCCAGCTGCCCGACCGCATCGCCACCCTCAGCGCCAAGGACCTGACCGCCGTGCTGGCGGCGCTGCTGGACGGCGGCGGCGAGCCTCCGGACGTCGCCGCCCGCGCCACGGTCCCGGAGGCGGCGTCCGCCCTGGCCGCCGCCCTCGCGGCCTGCGCGTGAGCTGGTCCGAGCCGCTGCGCCTGGCCGTGCGGTTGGGCATCCCGCCCGAGGCCTTCTGGCGCCTGTCGCTGAGGGAGTGGCGGGCCCTGACCGAGACCCCGCCGGCCCCGGTGCTGACCCGCCCGGGCCTGTCCGCCCTGATCGCCCGCTATCCCGACGAGGATCCCCATGAGCTTTGAACCTGATGGTCTCTCCGCCGTCCCCGCCCGCGCCGCCGAGGCGGCCGCGGCCCTGGACGCCCTGAAGGCCCCCGCCGAACGCGCCGCCCGCTCGATCGACGACGCCTTCACTCGCGCTGGCGCCTCGTTGGCGAGGTCGCTGGCCCGCGCCGCCTCGGACGGCCAGGTGTCGCTGGGCGAGCTGGCCCGCGCGGTGCTGGGCGCGGCGGGATCGGCCCTGAAGGGCGGCCTGGGCGAGGCGCTGAGCAAGAGCTTCGGCGGCGGCTTTTCCGGGACCCGGGCCGACGGCGGCCCGGTGCTGCCAGGCGGCGCCTATCTGGTCGGCGAGCGCGGGCCGGAGGTGTTTCGTCCCATGGGCGCGGGCAGCATCGAGTCGGTCGGCGCGGCCGGCGGCGTCTCGGTGACGGTCAATGTCCAGGGCGGCGAGGTCGGCGGCCTGGTCCGCTCCGACGCCCAGCTGGCCCAGGCCCTGGCGCGGGCGGTGAGCCTGGGGGCTCGAAAACTGTAG